TTCGGCACAGGAAGCAGTGGCGAAAAGACTAAACATGACAATAGATGAAGTAATGAAGGCATTGGAGAATAGATAATGGCAGAATTTTTAGGCGGACAATCCGCACTATCTACATTAGATCAAACGAGTGCATTTGGAGCAAAGCCCCAACAAGTTGATGCACCCGTTCCGGGTGAACAAGAGCAACAGGAACTAGTTCAGGCTACAGGTTTGGATGCACAGCCGGAAATACAGTTAAGTCCGGAAGAGGAGGCGGATCAGTTTTTAAGTGCTGATGATGAGGCCGCGGCATTTCTAGGCGAACCTGTCGGAGTAGAGCCGGGACAAGAGCAGCCATTGGAAATGGAAGAAGATCAGGGGCCAGTAAGAAACTTTGCAAATCAATTTAAAGACAGCCTAACAAGAGCCAAGCTTAGTTTCGCAGTTACGGATAAAGAGCGCTCAGGATTATTAAATAAAATCTTAGGCGAAGGAAACGTAGAGCGAAGAGATGGTAAGTTTTTTATTAGAGATAAGAAAAAAGATAAGTTTAGAGAGCTAGATCCTTTCACTAGTGATGTAATAAATGATGTTTTAGATTTCAGTCGCGAAGCGGTTGAAGAAGTTGTAGCACTTCCGTTTGAGGCGGCTGGCGCTGCGAGTGGATTACTAGCGGGGCCTGCGGCTCCCGCTGCTGCTGCGGGCGGTGTTATCGCAGGAAGAGCATTAAGTGTTCCTGCGCAAATTAAAGTTGCCGATGCAGTAGGTGAGTGGCTAGGAATAGAGCGAGATCCCGAGAGAAGTTTTGCAGTAGAGAGCGCAGTAGGAACGGCACTTAATACAGCCATTCCACTTGCGGGCTCGAAGCTTGGAAATATGCTTGCAAATCGCAGATCCGCGAAAAGGGTTGCGAAACAGGCTAAGCACGTACAGATGAGACAAAACTCTCATGAGTTCGAACAGATAACAAATGAACTTAAGGAAGCGGGATTAGTTCAAAACATCCCCGGAACAGATACTCCATTTTTGATTTGGCAACTGCATCCGGATGATCCGAAAGCTAATGTGTTAAGAAAACATTTCGAAGATACTCCAGTAGTTCAAAATATGATTACGAAACAGGGCGAAGCCGCTCAAGGCGTATTAAGAGATATGGCCGAGCAAGTAGGAGATACAGCAGGCAAGATTGATATTGATCTTTCAAAAGAAGTAGTAAATATTGCGAAGAAAATCAGAGATGCGGAGGGCGAACAGCTAGGCAAGTTTAGACTACAAGCCGCTGCGAATGTAGGAGAAAATACCAAAGCTCCTCCGATGCCAGAAGTTACCGAAGGCGTAGTTAGTTTAATAGATGGCTTAGGTATAACTAAGAACAAGGCCGGAAAGTTTGCGCTTCCAAAAGATATAAAACCTTTATTAGGAAACTTAGGCATATCTGATGAGAGTCAATATAGATCAATAGGAAACGCGGTTACTCAGCTTGCTAATGCTGGCGAGAACGGATTATCACTTAAGGATTATAAAAAGTTAGTAACTGTTATTGGTGACAGGGTTCCCACGGCGAGAAAAACTGGCGGGCCAATAAGTCAAGTATATGGAAAACTTGCAAGTGATCTTAGAACAAGTTGGAACGAAGCGGTTAAAGATGGACTTGAAGATGTTCCCGGAGCGGCTGACGCTTTTGATGCTGCGAGAAATAAGTTTACAAACATATTAGACACGCAAGGTAGCTTGGCGAGAAGTTTAAATGATGAGCTTACAGGACAGGCATTTGTTAAGAAGATAATTACAGAAGGTAAAACTGATAAAGACGCTATGAAGCTTGCAAGAGCAATGCTGCAAAAAGATCATCCGGATGTGTGGAGAAAACTTACTGGCGATATTATGGTAAACATAATGGATAAAGTAGGAAGAGAAAACAAGGCTACGGGTTTTAACAGTAAGGCTTTTGCGAAAGAGCTTAAGAGTTATGGAAAAGATTTTACCAGAGAAATGTTCGAAGGTTCGGGAGTGGATCAAAAAGACTTCATGAAGATGCTTCACTTTACTCAAAGATTAGAAAGAACTGAATTTAGTGCGCTGGGAAAAGATGCGGGCGAAAGAATGCTAAACAATATAAGCTTGTTTGCTTCTAAATCACCTGCGCTTCATGCTAAAGCAGTTTTAAACTTATTACGAATTGGTAAAGACCGAAACGCGGATGCACTTAAAATGCTACAACAAGAAGGCATTGATAAGTTTTTAAATCGGGTTCCTAAGAAAGACTGGAATAAGGTTAGAAAGGTTTGGACTGATACTATTGCGTTTGCAAAAGCGAGTGGCTTAATGGCAAGTAAAGTAGAACTAAGAGAAGATGTTCAAAATGTATTAGGTTTAAAGCCGGAGAAAGAATGATATTCGAAAACGAAGAAGTGAGAACTAAATTTCACTTACTCGATACCGATACGCAAGTTTTCTATTATGAACTTGTGGGCTTTTTGGCCCTCAAAGGAAAACAACTTTTTATCGGTGGAGATGAATCAGAGTTGATCTTGCGGATCGTTTAAAACAATCATTCCGGCTTTGCCATTGATCATAGTATTTCCAAGAACTCCGCTCGCACCAAGGGCCTCGAGAGTATCTTTAAAAAATCTCATGTCAGCGCCAAATGGCATAAGCCTTTGAATTTCTTTTACATTAACTCCGGGATGTTTTCTAATAACATTAACGATCATATGTTTAAGGCCGACTGTTCCATACTGTGCCTGTTCTCCCATTGCAATTAAATCCGGAAGCTCATTATTTACTTTAGTCAACACATCAATGGCCTTGTCCCAATGATCTTTGGTTATGAGCATTTCGTTTGATTCGCTGGCACTAAATATCTGCGCGAGTTTAAATGCGTTAGTGTGATTTCGCGCCATAAAATCCCTTAAGATACTTGATTTAAGTTCTTGGTTTCTCTTATCGTTTACAGGAAACCAATCAAGATAAGCCTGTTTAAAGTCTTTATCTAATTTGAATTGCCCAACCATTTTATTAATCTCACTCAGATCATGTATAAGATCCGCTTGCATATTAGTATCAAGGGCCATGTTTTCCCAATGAGGATTTCTAACCATAACTTTATTGTGAATCACATATATGTTCCGAGAGCTAAAACCTCCGGCAGAGTTTTGGCCAAGTATTAGTCTCTTGGCGAAATCAAACGTAACTCCCGAGAGCATATTAAGACAGGCGTTAACGATCTTCGTACTGCCATCAGCCTTGGTGCCTTTAGCGAATACTCCGGGACAATCATATATTTCGGTAATCATAGGAATTAAATCTCCGGCACTCTTTCTCTCTGCAAGTACATTTGAGCCTTCTGATATATACCAATAGCTAGAGCTATGAATAAACTCTTTATTGCCTTTATAGAAAACCTTTTGCCTTGCGAGATCCTCAACTAGTTTCGCCTCAGTTATGTGCTGCGGAATGAAATTCATATTATCAAGTTTATTAAATATTCCGTTCACTCCGATTTGCATCGCCGAGCTTTTACCCATACCGGGGCCACTCACAAGCATAATATAAAGATTCGGATAGAACCTATATTTATCTTGAACTATATATGTCTTACGCTCGAGTGCGCCTGCGATTAAACTTATGCCCGTCCAGAAGTGAAATTTATCGGGGCAAAAATTATCTTGGGCATATTGAAAGTAAGCAGTAATAAAATCAGGAAAGTTTCTTTTGCTCACTTTTAATCTCTTTCGCTAGTTGTTTAATTCTCTTCTCTGTGCGTTTGATAATTTCTTTTCGGCTTCGCTTTAATAGCTTCGCGACTTCTTCGTTCATTATTCTTTCGGTTGCTTGTTCTATTGTTTCCATGTTGTTCCTCTCTTTTAATTCTTGTTATCTTTAATTCTTTCGGACAAGTAATATTGACGCTCAAGTTTCCGCTTCCGTTCCGCCCAAATTCCAACACAATATCATCGCCAATAAGAACAGACTTTAAGTTATTAATCGTAAGTGCTAGCCCCATGATTTCATTTCTCCCCAAAGTGTTCCGGTCTCGCAATCCGTAGGAATGATTAATTGTCCCGCTGGCATGTTAATTATTGGATGCCACCATTTAGTATCTAAACACATAGAGCCGAGTTTATCTAGGTGTTTTGGCCACACTTCAAATAGCAACGAGTCATGTACTTGAAGTAGTAGATTAAAGTCTAAGTCGTTGTTATTTCTGGCTTCCCAGAGCTTAAGCATAAGCGAGTTTGTAATATCAGGAATTGATGACTGTGGGCGAAAAGCGTATGCTTCACGGAATAGATCATCTCCAATTCGTCCGTAGAAATATCTCTCCCTTCCGAAAGGATTACTAAGGAAACGAGCGTTTCTAACCTCGCTTCTAATTCTTTGATGCCATCTTCGTATGCCCGGAAAGAGCCTGTGATAAGATTCGAGTACATTTGTTGCTTCCTTTTTGTTTAATATAATATCATCACCAATGCATTGTTCAATAAAAGTAGATACGCCCATTGCATAGTTGGCTCCGTGGCCAGACTTCTTGCCTAGTTGGCGTTCTTGTTTAGTTATTTGGTCTTGGGGCTTTTGAAAAATCTCAGCCGCAACGTATTTATGGATATCTTTAGAATCATCTTCAAGCATATTAATAAGATTATCATCACAAGCGTCATAAGCGACAAACCTGCTTTCAGCTTGTTTAAGATCCACTTGGAATAATAACATTCCCTCAGGAGCGGTAAAGATTTTTTTGACATTGATTCCTTTATATCCGCCCGGCGCAGTTTGGGGGTTAATTCCTTGGTTCCAGTTATCTTTGTTTCCACTAAATCTTCCGGTTTCAGTACCTACGCCATTAAGGCTATATCTCATCCGCCCATCGGTATCATATTTAAGATCCAAATAACTACTCTTAGCTTTATTAAGTGTAGAGAGTTCTAGTAAGATTGGTATCTCTTTACAGTCGGGATATTTCCCGCGCATCTTTTTTAAGCTCGTTTGGTTAGTCGAAGTTTTATACGTTCGAGTAGCCGAATCATAGCGTTTATAAAGTTGATAGTTATTTTCTTCAAAATACTTTTTAACCTGTGCTGGCGACTTGGGGTTGAACTTGTCGTTCTTAGTAAGTAATCGAATGGATTTGGTGAGGTCATTGATTTTTGCACTTGTCTCATTATGTAAGAGTTTGAGATTTGGCTCCGATATTTGTAATCCTCTCGAACACATTTCTGTGATGGGCGGTGCAAATCGCATAACGAACCCGTAAAACAATTCGGACAGGCCGCGTCTTTCAAGGTCAGCCTTTTGGTTAAGGTATCCTTCAAACGTAAATCCAGTGTCTTTGCAGTTGTATAAATAGTGCTCGTCCCAGTCTTTGATGTTGTTCCAATTTTTGTTGTCTTCTTTCCAATAGGGTTGTTGTGTATAGATTCGTCCGACATTATCAAGACCTTTCTTAAGTTCGGGATATAAAAATTTCTGTGCCCACATAGTATCGTGGTGAATGTTATTAAGTCTAAAGCCATATTTAGAAAGATACATAGTTTCGTAAATATAGTTCTGTAGTATTTTGGGCTGATCAGATTCACAAAGCCCTGCAATTAAGTCCCATATTTTCTTATGGGTTTTAATTCCAAAACGAGAAGGAAGGATACCAATGGCGATCGCTTTCGTGGGTGACGAGGCAAAGCCAAAGGTATTAATCCTTCCTCTCGAGGTTTCAATATCAATAGAAAGCTCAGATGCAAATTTAAGTTCTTCCAGATAACTTATGGTTTCTTCTACAGTTCGATTTATTTTAAAATCTTTTTTAGTAACAATTAGTTCCGGAAAATCTTTCTCTTTCTGAGCCTTCAAAAAACAAAGCTCTAAGAAGATTTGCAGACTAAAATCCTTCATCAGGCGAGAAGGTAGAAACGAGGGAATTGCTTTCCGCACGTTCAAGCTGCTCACTGTGGGTAAGATACTTAGTTGCCATTTATCTATGGAGCTCTTATTACAAAACTCTTTTAAACAGAGGTTTCCCAACGGGATTAAAAGTTTCAAATCTAAAAGATCGTTAAGTCTCTGTTTTGCAGCTCTGATATAATCATCTAATTCTAACGGAGCTAGAGTTCTATAGTTTTTATAATTAGGACAAAAGGGAATAACAGACTCGAACCGGACGCTTGTTGGATGTATTCCGGCTCTTAGAAGTTTGGAGTTTATCAACTCGCCTTCCCAGCCATAGAACACTTTATTCTCTGCTGCTGCCGATACACTAGGAAAGTCTATTATGATACAAATACTTGCATCCAATGGCCCTGATCCTAGTGTTCTCATGCTGCTATTCCCCTTTGTTGTAAATAAAAAAGTTTATTTGTGGGCTTATCTACAGTGTTTTAAGGACTAACAATCAACACTGTATATGCCACAAATAAACTAAAACTTAATTATATCTAGATACGCTTTTTACTTCTGGCCAATCAGTAGGATTTCCATGCTGATCTCTGCCTTCTGTTAAAGTTACTCTAACTTCTGATCCAACTAATTGCTCGGAATCAAATGCACCTTCAAGCTTTTCGCCTGTTGCAGCTTTGTACATTTCTTGAAGTTTGAAAACTCCTTTACCAACACACATAGTGTGAGTGTAAACGCGCTTTCCGTTAAGAGCTTGATCATCGTTGCCGAATGTTTCAAGAGTCCACTTAACCATTGGCTTACCTGCTTTAGAATCTTTAGCTTCCACTTCAATGATTCTTGCCGCGTAAACGCCGGGGTCTAGTGATTTATTACCTTCTGATAAATCTGGTGTTATTAACATTGTTTTTCTCCTTTTGTTTGAGCTTATAGCTCGGTTAACTTAATGAGGCTGAGCCTCGTTTAAATAATCATCTTTTCTCATATGCGGCTCGTACTTATCATAGAAGGCCATCATATATATTTTTTCGCCTTTAAATTTTAGTGCTCGATTCATATAAACTTCTACCTTCTCAAAAATCTTAGCTTGTCCTTTATGAAAGGCCCAACCTAATTCGGTCATTTCCCAAGTAGCTCTTAGTTTTATGTGCTTTCTAATAAGTCCCCAATGTTGTAGCTTAGTAAAATTGTTATGAGGAGAGTTTTCAAGTTCTAGCGCACTAACTTTGGCTAAGCCTCCATACTTTGCAAATACATCTAAGCTATGTTGCTGCATAGGAGAGAGTACATAAGTATATTCAATGTTGTTCTTTGTGCATGTTGGGCACTTGAAATCACTTTCGTTATGTTCCTCGTAGTCTTCTATTTCCATTAGTGTAACTCCTGCCGAGTATCTTTTACTATATCCATACTACAACCACTCATATCAATTCCCGCTTGCTCTAGGGCCTCGTGAGCATAAGCAGCAAAGCGTTCTGCATTTTCAGCAGCTATATCTAACGTGTCGTACTTTTCCGGTAATACAGCATTTTCCCCATTAAAAAATATTAGCTTAATTTCGAATTTATCATCAACTGCATGTACCTCTAATTTATAGGCCGCAGCTAATTCCACTCCATTCCTTGTATATAGTTCCATTTTTTATTTCCTTTATTTAATATTGGAGGCTAGGGCCTCATAAGACAAATCAAGTTTCGGCGGCAATCCACGCTGAGTTCTGCAACTGAACTTTCTATCCGATTGAGTTTGTAAAACGTGTTTGCGCTTTTCATTCTCGCCTTCAACATAAGCGTAATAAACTTCCTCGAAATAAATCGGAAGCTCTTTAGCAAGCTTTCCGGTTAGCATAGGGACTCTTAATAATTGCCCTGTTAGTTCATCTTTAACAAGTTCGATATGTGCGATCATGATTACGTTACAAGGGAAAGATAAAATCTCGGCGATGAATTGTTTCATGAAAATTCTAAATATACCATAGTCTTGTAGGGAGGGAGCTTGAGCGCACTGAGTAACAGTACGTTTGATTCCCGGATTAGTTTTCATAAGGTATTCCATCACGCGATCGCTCATAGTAGTTAAGCTATCAATTACGATTGTTTTATATGGAAATTTATTTTCAAGCGCAAGTTTTTTTAACTCTCCCATATCATGATTAAACTTCTTACCTGATCCGCCAACATCGCTCTTATTAAGTGGGTATTGGTCATAAGTAATGTGATCTATATTTTTATTATAGCTTGGAATAGATCCGACTTTGAGATCGAAATCATAGTAATGAGTTGGGCCGGGAAATGCTGAGCCGAAACAAGTTTTGCCTGATCCGCTTTCTCCAAACAATAATATCTTTATATTATCATCGGTCTTAAGTTCGTTTAATTTCACGTATAAGCTCCTTCGCTAAATTTGTTTTTTAAAATAGATTCATGTAAATTTGGTGGCACAGAACACACGTCAAGATAAGGGCATCCGCCATAAGATGCACAAGAATTAACGGGGCCAATGGGCCAAAAGCCGCTAGTCTTGCAACTTAAATATTGCTCTACATAATACTTGAGAGTTGTTCTGAGCTCATCGAAATCTTGTTCTGTTCGCGCTGTGATTTGGCGGACATAATTAGGAATTGTTCCGCGATCCGTTTTAGGCTTACCTTTAACCTGTATTCCGTTAACCATAAATAGATCAGTATCAATATTAAGTTCATTTTGAGCGCCAATGATATAGCCCGTATATTGGTGATTCGGTTTAAGGCGATTATAAAAATCATTACCCAATACGCTCGTTGTTTTATGATCAGCCACAAGTAGTTGTCCTGTGATTGAGTTTTGTAAAATCACATCAATAGTGCCGAAGAGATTAATCACATAGTCGTTGGTTTCGGAAATCATATGAGTAAAGCCACGTTCGATCATTGGGCCTTTATCATCTCTATATACTATAAAAGGATCTTCTAAATAGCGGCGGAAATAATGCTCAAGTGTCCACACCCCAGTAGGTAAAGATCGCTTATCAAATTCATCCATATCCACGAGAGCGCTTGCATAAGTACAAAAGGCCTCTACGCTCGAACACACTAAGCAATCTTCATGGGTGTTTGAATTTCCAAAACTCATGAGCTCGAAGTTTTTAACACAAGTCTTGCTTATTTTTCTATCTTCCGGAGCGCCTTCATAATAAGTCTCGAGGGCTTTATGGATTGCGCTTCCATATAAAAGGGCGGGCGAATTTGTATTAGAACTTAGTTTTCGAACCAATGTATAATAACTCTTTCGCATACAGGTCATGAGTAAATCTAGTGAGCTCGAATTTATATCTATTATATGCCGATTAGTTTCAACACACATTCTGTGCTGTAACATTTTCTTTGGCTCTTTATTAGTAGTCTCGACCTGAGCTGGTAGCTCTATGTCTATTTTCATTCGTCACCCCTGTTGTCTGAAAACTATATTTAATGAAGATCGGAAAGTTTTCAAGTGCTTATTTTATGTCCAATAGCATTAAACGAGGTAACTTCTTAAGATCCCTAGGGATAAAAATTTTTAACTTATCCGCGTTATGAATTGTTGCTAAAATAACTTGATTGCCTTAACCTTTTAAAGATCAAGGAGATTATTTATGGAAGAAATAGGAAAGAAATGGTATTTGAGCAAAACGCTTTGGGTTAATATTATCGGTTTATTGATGATGGTATTTCCGCCACTAAAAGATATCTTAACACCGGAAGTAGTTGCGGCGCTCTTTACAGTAGCCAATGTTATATTAAGGGTTAAATATACAGAAGATAAGCTTATCAAGTGATCGAGCTTTTTAGATTGCTCTCGGAATTAATAATACTGTTCCGGGAGTTTAAAAATAAAGAGAAACGAACGGAGAGAAGGCGAGCTCTCAGGGAGGCCATCCATGAGGCTAGAACAAACAAAGATACAAAGATGCTTGAGCGTTTTTTTGATCCTGATATTAATGCTACTGATCCAACCCGGATGTGGAACAATCAAGAGAAGAAACGAGTCCTCGAAGGATTGCGCGAAACTAATAAACATAAAACTTTGGGCAGTTGATCTTAAGAATAGAGAGCTTACTAGGGGCGATGAGAGTATAAGTTTCTATGACGATCGCATGGATAATATGATGTGCTTGGGTTATGAGGATTTTTATAAACTTGCTTTAAGATATAATGCTTGTGCGGAGTAGTTCTCTAAGCATGTTCATTTCAATGTTCGGACAAGTTTTGCGATCTGTAAATTCATAATGGCCATAAACTTTATCGGGTAAAATATGAAACAGCTTATTAAGCGTAGTATATAGTTCTAATAAGGTATCGAATTGTTCCGGCTCGAACTTATCAAGTCCAATCATACAAATTCCGATTGAATCTTTATTCATGCCCTTAACATGAGCGCCCATAATATGAATAGGCCGAGCGATCTCAAGTTCTCCTGATCTTCTAATCACATAATGATATCCGATGTCGTTCCAACCGCGATCAAGGTGCATTTTTCGGATCTCAGCGGTTCCGATATCTTTATTGTTCGGACTTGCGGAACAGTGAACGATTATGATTTTTGGGTGATTCATTTAAACCAACAATATATCTGATCAGATTGGTTATATGACCTACAGCGGGCATAAGATCCCTCAAGGTGATAATAGCCAAACCTGTCGATATACTCGCGGCACATGGGCGTTGGGATAGGCTGAGGCTGTTTTTTATCTTCCTTAGCACAGGAGATAAATAATAAACTTATGAGGATAATTGATTTTTTAACATCCATAATAAGATACTCCCTGCTACTGGTATGGCTCCGGCTACGAAGCCCCACAAACCAGATTTAAGTTTTAAAAGGGCCAGTTCGGTTTTAAAATCAGAGATCTCGGAAGTGGCGCGTTTTGCTTCGCGCTTGAGTTCTTTTAATTCATCGAGAACGTGGTTCTCCCAAACTGACCAATTATCTGCCATTACGCTTTAGTTCTAACATAGCCTTGTTGGGCTTTATCTGCACTAGGTTCTTTCATTTCGGCACTATCAAGATCATTGTCAGGAATTAGTGTTCCGAGTTCCGGCATAGGCTCTAAGTCCATTCCAGTATCCCAGCCATCAGCACTTTGTTCGCCCGAACCAATATATAGATCCATCACTTCTTCAACCACTTCGATTGCTTGATTGATAGTTGCGTAGTCTTGGTTCATTACGAAATTTTTAGATCCCGCTCCGTCTAGCATCATGCAAACTCTGATTAAGTTCATGATTTGATCAGCAACTCTTTCAAGTTTGCCGTTACTAAATTTCTTCATTTCTACAGGATGTGGAACTAAAAGCTTATACATGATTTCAAGTTTGCCCATAGGCTGATCGGCATGTTTTTGAGCAAGTTTAAGTTCGTTTTTAAAATATTTAAACTGATTTCTAACTGTTTTTATATCTCTCGGAATCATAGTCCTAACAGTATTGTTAGAGTCACATTCGAGCATGAAAAATAAAAGTTTTGATAATGGTTTTAAGCTCAGTTGAAGAGCCTGATTGTTGGTTTCAAAGCTCACTGAGCGGATATCTCTTCCGGCTAGAATCTTTGCTTCTTCTACTATTAATTTGGTTTCCATAGACATAAAGTCCCCCTTTGTATATGGAAATCGTATTATTTATCGTGTAACTTAGCAACCTTTAGCTGAGCGTCAATCTGTGGAGGTTCGTCAGATCTAAACAGGGCTATCTTAGGCTCAACACTGTCCACCTTCATGTACTCAAAGCGTTCATTTTCCTCGCTAATTAGGACTTTCATACAATAGGATATTTGGATCTTCCAGCCCAATAAGAACTTAATCTTATCAAGCATTGTGAGCTCTATAGTAAGCCGCGAGTGGATCTTTTCATATCTAATCATAGTCCTATCTCCTGATAAGCGGAAGTTTACTCTGTGGCCGACTCTTATTAGCTGTTCTTGGCGGGATGATTGATTCTTTGTACTCTCCGGTTTCATAGTTTACCCAGCATTTGATTTTATAACCTAGCGGCGCATAAAGCATGACTTTTTGTTTTTTCCAATCCACATTGCAACCGATTTTAGGTTCAATAGGGAGCGGAACAACTTTAAGGCGATCTTTGTATATGATTTTAGGCTCGCATCCGAAAACTTCCGCCTCGGTAACGGGACTGGCTGAGAGCTCTCGCTTGTGTTTTTCTAATAGCGTTTCTTCTTTTTGGATGCTTTTTGGCGGCTTCACATCTGTGCTTTCTACATAGGTGAAAAAATAGCCCGCCCCAAAGGATAAAAAACATATAAGAATATATGGTAAATAGGTTTTCATAGTGGCCCTTTCGTTGGATAAGCATCTCATAGCACAAGATTAGCATTAAGTAACTTAAAAAGCCTATATGCAGGGTATTATGTATATTTTTTAATCAAAGAGCTTGTAAGATCATGTAAGATTCTTAATAATCTTTATATGGATGTATATGTAATAGGTGATACACAGATGAAAAAGGGGGTTAGAAACTCTCTTGTTTGTGTGGCTTGGGACATTATAGAGACTAGACCTGATCAGGTCGTTCATTTGGGTGATCACTTTGATATGCCCAGCCTGAGTGCTTATGATAAAGATAAGGTTAGCTTTCATTCTCGAAGATATATTGAAGATATCAATGAAGGCAATCAGGCTCTTTATGAGTTTTGGAGTATTATTAGTTTCGGTCGGGATATGTATCCGGAGTGGAAATGTAAATTTATTATGCTCAAGGGAAATCATGAAGATAGAATTAGAAAAGCTATTGAATATGGGCCGAGCGAGTTTCAAGGATTATTGGAACTTCATCAGCCGGATTATATATTTTGGAATGAGGTTTATGATTTTTTAAAACCTTATCACCTTAATGGGGTTTGTTTTGTTCACTATTTGGCGAACGAATTTAGCTCGAAGGCTATCAGCACGGCGAGAATTGGATTAAGTCGAAAACATTCGAGCTTTGTGTGTGGCCATAAACAAGTTTTAGATTATGCAGAGGAACAAACGATAAATGGAAGACGTATTATGGGCCTTATTATGGGCGCTTGTTATTTTCATGATGAAGAATATAAAGGCCATCAGAATAATAATCACTTTAGGGGCGTAGTTTTATTACGCAATGTTCTTGATGGCGAGTGGGAAATGGAAGTTAGGAATTTAAAAACTTTAGATAGGAAATATAAGTAGGATGATTTTTTTAGAAATCACATGGGTAGACAGTGAAACTAGTTCCGGTTGGGAGAAGGCAAAGGACATAGATCCGCCACAGAGCACAGTCAAAAGTTATGGATTTCTTTTAAAAGAATCGGAACATTTTTATACTCTCGTTGCTGATATTGATGAGAGCGAAGAGCATTATAATCGGCATATGAGTATTCCTAAGTCTAGTGTTAAGAAGAAAAGGAAAATTAAGTTGTGATTGAAGATGATCCAAGTGATGAGAAAAGCCCCGTAAGTTATAGATTGGCGATGACCGAAGATGATGAGGGCAATGTAGGCTATGAGCTTGCGGTCTTTAATAGCGAGAAGGAATTGGATCACGAAGAGTTTTGTAGAGAGGTTGAATATTTTCTAAAGCACGCTAGAGAAGATGATTATAGTGTTTTTAAAGCTCTAGATGGGGCGGATTCAAAACTTCATTAAATGAGTTTTAGCCAAGTTTTTAATATTGGTTGATATTCAGTCGGATCGAAATAAAGAGTTAGCTTGGTTTTTAATAGTTGCTTATCTTCTACCTTAAGAGCGAGCCAAGACAAAGGAGTTGGTAATCTAGCCCTAGCGTATCTAGTTAGGCATAGGTAGTTTAGCACATCATTGCCTTTTCTATAATATCTCCAAAGAAGTGAACCAAGAAATAGCTCAATATCAAGCAGGCATAAAACGGGATAGAAAACCAAACCCAATCCATAAAATCCTCTGAAATATAGTGCCCAAAAAGACGGGCCAGCAATATCAGGCAGCCGAGGGTTGTAGTTCCTAGTGCGAGTACCACCTGCATATTTAGTTCCATGATTTTCCTTTGTTGTTCCATTCTTCCGTATATTGAAAAAGAATCCGAGCCTCAGAATGTGGGCTAGTAAGTGAAAAAATAGTTGTTTATGTAATCCTAATAATCCCATTGCACATACATTGGGAGTTGCTTGATCTCTTGAGTATCTATCAAAGTCACTAGTCCAGTCAGAGTCTATTGATCTACGATAGAAGCCTTTATATTTTGGGTGTTCTAGTAGAGATAGTTTACGTTTATATACATAAAGATTGACATCTTTAACCTTGCCTTTAAGTAAGGCAAAACCTAATTCGTCCATGCCTTCCCTGTGCAGTCCATCACCAAGCTCAACACTTCCGCCAGGTTGCCACTTACCTATCCAGTATATTCCGCCAATCAATTTTATTGGTTCTGGACTCATTCTTCCACCTCACTGTCTGGCCACATTTCTACAAACATATCGTTAATACTCTCACCATATTCATTATATACAACGCCTAATACTCGACCAAAATCATCTAATTCTCTTGACCAAACATATAAATGCTCAGCTTTTTCCAGTGTTTCTTCAAGCCATTGCTTCTGAATCATAGCTAATTTAATGTCATTCTTTGGTTTACGTCTGCATTTACGAGTCTCATCAGCATCAAAATATAATAGGCGAACTTTTCTCTCAGACTTATCATTCCATCCCCTATCAAGCAGGACTGTGATTGTATCTCCATCATATACAGATACTAATTCAGCTTTATAGACATATAATTTCATTCACTCTCCCCCTTATATTTTTTGAGGGCTTGTTCATTAATAGCATATCTTGAAAAAATTCTAGATGTATTGCTGTCCTTACTCACATTACTTAATAGAGCCTGTGTTTTCTCCAAAGCCTCAACCAACTTAGCACTCTTTTTGCGCTCTTGTTCTAGCTCAGACTTCATAATATCATGCATAGCCTGAGCACCTTTTTTC